GGCTTCTCTTCTTTAATGACTGTAAGAGCGTAATCCATAGCAACTGGATCATGGGTACTAATTAATTCTCCATTAGCATCTCTAAAAAAACCAGCCTGAATATCAGGAAGAACAACACACTTCTTCCAATTAGATATTGATTGCTTAACAGTAACCTTAGGCAACTTAATAGAAGGTCCTTGATATACAGGGTCCCATTCAGGTCCTTCAGCCCACTTAGGTGAAAACTGAATAGCAGCAAGGTCATGTACTTGTGCTTCACCATCTTGGTCTTTAGTTAAAGACTGGTAAAGAGATACACGTTTTACAGAACCAATTTCATTGATGTCAATGTTTTGACGATCAAGAATTTCAACAAGACGACCAAGCGCTTGTGCTTTTGATTCAGGTGGGTTACTCAGTTTATTTGCCAAATCGCTCACAAGAACACTCCTTGTTTACGTGGCGTTGAGTGGTGCTTACACTAAGTGAATAACCAAAGTTTTTAAGAACTTTAGTAAGCCAAGCAGTACTGTACGTTTTTGCTTTACCTACTCCGGCTTCATCACGAATACCGTTTACGGCTTTATCAAGTGCTGCTTTTTCAGCATCGTTAAGGTTCTCACGTATCTGTGAAAACTTACAAGTAGCAGGGTAGTTGCCGTTGTCTGGCTTGTTTAAAGCCTCTAGCAAAGAATCGGGTGTCATGCGTAATCCTTTTGGTAGCCAAAGTGCCCCTCACGAACACTTTCACTATCATACTAGCACTCCACGCATGGACGCAACTAATTATTTCTTCAGATGCCAATCAATATGACCGTCTAAGCGGTCACCAACGTGGGTAACACTATCTTGTACCTTGGTCAACCTACGAATAATTATATTATTCTCATCTTGCACTTGATCTAGTTTATGCATAACTATGCCGTGATCTAGGCTATTTGATTTCTGCATGTGGCGAAACTCTTTAATTGCAAGCCCAACTAAACCCCCAAGTACGGGAATGGTAGCGGCAATGATAGTTGCCCATGCAGCGTTCATAAATTACATCCCATGCCCAAGATCAAAATGAGCACGACGAATGGCAACAGGGACATCAGCCGCTGCACCTGCTCTATGTTCACGGACAAATCCAAACCTATTGGAATGGGGATTTAATGCATAAGCGCCAGTCCCAAAATTGCCTTGTAGTTTTTCAGTAAGGGCACCAATGTGCCCTCTTTCAGGATCTGCCCAACGAGCATCGTCACGATCCATATTAAATGTAGGGGCAGTTATTGTTCTACCTGCTTTATCCTCAATAACCATAAATGGATGAGGTTCTTCTTTTCTTGTTTTTATTACTGGAACTGCAACGTTTCTGCCACTTTCCAAAACTTGTTGAATACGTGGAGCAGTAGTAAGTTCACTTACGCTTCCTGTAATATGAACACCTTTATAAGGAATTGTTTCTTCTTTATCTACAGCATCCCGCATAGTTTCTTTAGAATATTCAGAAGTTGTAGCCCCCGTAAGATGCTTCAACTCCTTTGGAATCATAATTCCACTTGGGTGCTTTTCAAAATCACCAATAATAGTTGGGGCAGTAGGTAATTTATGCCAAGGAATATCACTTAGAGTGTTGCGGCGAAATACTGGGTGTAAACCATTCTGCCAAGCATCTTCAGCATGTGCTCGTTGGGAATCTCGTAAGTGCGCCAAAAACAAGTCTGGATGCAAATGGGCAAACTTGGTGCGAATTACCTGTGCTCTTTGTGCTGCATCTTGAGAAAAATGACCAGAATCACTGAGGCAATTTTCTCTACATCCCGGAGTAGAGCAAGACCCACAAGTGTCTGTAACTCCTGATGTAGCCGCTGGCGCTAAAGCCAGTGTTGCTTGTAGTGATAAACGTGCCATTGGGTTAGTAGATGTTTCATTTTTCTTTGTTTTAGTATTAGATTTTTGACCAGTTAGCAACTGTAAATTTGGACTAGCACCCTCTGATTGGGCAAACTTCTTAAAAGCAGCACCACCTCGTGCTGGTGGGATGGCTCCTAAGTCAGTATCAGATACTTCCTGAAGCGTTTTAAAAAGTGGTTTTACCATATTTAGTCTACCTTTATCGGGTTGTTACGGCGAGTTTCTGTGTTTCCCCTGTTTTCCGATTTGTAGGCACGGCGACCAGCGTTCTTGTATTCCTTTTTAGTGGCGTTCTCTTCTTGTGGAGTAACGACTTCATCGGCAGAGGATTCTTTAAACTGTTGCGGAGCAAAGTTTTGCATAGGGTCAACCGGTGCAGGCCCTACCGCTTCCATGTTCTTTTCAACCCTTACAACGCCAGTAGAACCCCTGTGCTGGGCGCTGTAATCAGAACCATAGGCTATAGGGCGTGGCAAGGCAGGCTTTGATGCGTGTATACCATTACGGAAATGGATGCTTCTAGAAGCGTTGTATTTATTAAATACAAATCCAGAACCGGCGTACACAGGGGATATGGGCATGCCAGATCCTGTAAAGGTGAGTTGGGGGGTATACCCCTGCCCAACTACTACCTCGTTTTGCCCTGCGTCAGCGGTCTGGGATATTTCCCCAGCCGCTTCCACGACTAATCGCTTACGACAGTTGGGTTTGGACGGTTCATTTTACCGCCCGTGTTGTATTCATACTCAAAAGATGGCATTCCATCGCCAGCCATTGCGCCCTGAACAAAGTCAGACAACACTGTAGGTGCTTCAATCCAAGATGCAGAACCTACGTGAGCACGCTCACGCATTGTGTCCATTGCATGCTTGTAGAACATCTCAGGGTTATTATGGTTGTCACGTCCGGGTGCAGACGTTGTGTCCATATATGCGCCTTGAGCAAAGTCATTAGGTACATCGGTGTCTGTGGCTACGCCTTCTTCAAAACGAAGTGGTCCCTTGTTACCGGGAATGCTAGGTGCAAAACTACGTTCAAATACGGGTGTGCCTTTTTCAGGGAACATCGGTGCTGGTGCTACGTTCACTAAATCCTCCAAATAGGGGTGTGGTTACTTACTATTACTTTACACTATTTTGATAGTGCTTACCTAAAAAACGGGTTATCAGCCACCATGATCTGGGGCATCGTGTCCTGAACCGTCATATGGCAGGCAATAGCAAGACTGTCGGGGTAGTCGTCAAAGGCTCCCTTTTCGTCAGGAGCAGCGGCGAGCATGTACGGGCCACGGTAAACCTTTTCAAGATCAGACATTTGTTGGTTAAAACGCTTCCACATACGGTTACGTCGTGCCTTAGAGTGTCCCGGAATAATCAACTGATCACGCTGAATCAGTTCAGTTAAGTGAACCCACCGCTCATGCTGTGCCTTGGAGTCAGAGGATACCGAAAGTACTTCAATGTCTGGTAGCAATACCTGTAGACGTTCGGCTACCGCACCACCAACACCCTGTGCGTCTACACCCATGCGTAGAACGTCATAGTTTCTGATGAAGTCAATAATCTGAAAGTATTGGCTTTCCCAGTCCTCGTTGTTAATTTCCATCCAGTTAAGAATACGGTGCTCGTAGAAGCCAAATGGGTCTGGGTGGTCCCAGTCAACCCATACGGCGGTTACTACCGTGGAGTCATTGGCACGGGCTACGTCCACTCCGATAACAACAGGGGTACGCCACCACTGCTTGACCAGCCCCATAGACGGGTCATACATACGCTCCATGCGTTCTTCGGTGACAAACATACCCTTTTCCAGTACCCACTTGTTGCAGTAGGACATTTGGAATTCGTCAGAGTCTTCCCCAATGCGTAGTTTTTCTTTAGAAATAAACTTGGCATAGTTGTTGTTGTACTTAGCGGCAGTGCGCCAGTCATATTCAAAGTGGGCTTGGCGTACCCTACGGCTGTTGATGGTACGTCGTTTGTTGTACTGAATCATTTTGTAGAAGTAGCATTTGTTTCTACTAGCCGTACCAGTCAAACAAATAGAACCGTTGTTAAACGCCAACATTGGTTTGATTGACTTGGTAATCATAAACTCGTCGGCTTCTTGAGCCTCGTCAATAAGAACAAAGTGATAGGTCTTAGATTCAATCTTTGCTTTAGGGTTACAAGTCTGCATACGACAGATAGAGCCTGAGTGCTTGAGGGTAATGATGCGACCACGACCACGTGTACCACCGGATGTGGCTTTGTCGTCAATCTCTGGGTCAAGCAGGAAGTCCATTGCATGATCGCTAGTTAACTTACTTACAATACGCCCAAACACCGTTTCAGCCTGCTCTTCAACAGGTGCAAACACCCCTACCCAAAAGCCTTTGTCAAACTTACTAAGCCACGTTGGGTATATAGGTGCCAACTTTGGAAGGATGACCATCATTGAAGCGCATACATTAGAGAGCACTTCAGACTTACCCGACTGACGGGTAGCCACTACAGTTATTTCTTCACCGTCACCCAAGATGATTGATTCAATAAGACGGTACGCAATAGGTACTTGGTATGGAAAGAGTGTGATATTACAAAACTCTTCCATAAAGATAATCAATCGTTTTACGAGATTATCAATAAACTCAGCAGAGGTTTCGTCTAACTCTTCTGCTAAATCCGCTTCCGCCTCAGCGTTTTCTATTTGTTCTTCTTCTGTGAGCACGTACTAAGCATACTCCAATAGTAAGTGTGAGCACCCGGGAAGGAAAGGGGGACAACCCGGGTGCTCACGGGGCTGCTGGAAAAGAAGGGAAAACCAGCAGACGACTAAGTATATCTAGTGGATGTCTCGCTGTGCAAGTTCATCCCAAACTGAATTAAGAACAGTCAGCGCTTCTGACACTTCTTCTTTAGGACCATCTTTAAACCGCCACTTATCAAATGACGCTGCAAAGTTCATGATGGTGGAATCCATCCAAGGGGTAAGCGCTGACGTTTCCATTTTTGCAATACGGTTATCCGCTTTTGCTTTTAACTCTTTGTTAAAAAACCTCATTACCAGTTTCCAATTTCACTAGGGGTGTCATCAGTAAACCTACCCTGAATAGCGGCGAGTACGCCAGTCTCATCAGTCAACTGTTGCCTCTTACAAAAGCCAATTTGAAGGGTGTATTTGAAAGCCCGCACTTGGATACCTTTACCGTGCCTCCAAGGTGGGTTTATTTCTTTCATAAACCCTGTAGCAATTAAAGGGGTATTAGCAGGAACGTAGTCTCGTACTATTAAATAAACTCTGCCTACAGCCTGCACGGTGTTTAATGTGTTTTTAAAAAGAAAATAAGAAAAAAACAAAACAAAATACGTAAAGTACAAACCTTTAAAGCCGTGTACAACGGTCAAGATTAAGGTGGTTAATACAGTTAAAACAAAACCAACTAAAGGTGTGTACGCTTTACTCAGGGAAAGCGTCTGCTCCACCCAGTTTCGTGTAGTTATACCTATCCAATGACTTATGAACATACGCTCCCTTTGAATTGCTTCTTGAGAAGTCGTGGTATATAGCGAGTGGGACGTTTTCATATTTGTAGACATCTGGTCCTTTTGGTCTTCCATTTTTTCTAGTTCCCTCAAATAGTACATAAACAGTACCCAAGTTATTTGAGGTAGGGATTAAAGTATTAATTCCACCTTTAGGAATAAATTTATGTTTAGTAAGGCGGGTGCTGAACTGAGGTCCTTTTCCATAGTTCTCAGGTACTTCTACTAAAGAATTTACGTCTTCTGTGTTTGTTTGGTAGAGGTCGGCAATTGTCTTAGTACGGCTGATAACTTTTTGAGTTACCTCATCCGGAATAGCCCAAGGGAAAGCAGCACCTTCATTGTAGTCTACGTTACCTTTACCCCTGTTGGGACCAAGCCCACCTTTTCTAGCCATTACCTACCTGTTGGGATTGCTGTGAGTTAAGTGCTTTTAAAACTGCCAACTCTACATTGAGTCGTGCAATTTCATTAGTAAGGTGCTGAATGACCTGTTGTAGGTCTACTTGCTGGTCTTCCATTTGATGTCCTTTAGGCTGGTTTTAATGCTGGTGGCACTTTATCAGCAATGGCGTACTGCCAGTGCCATGCTTCAAACTCTGCTGACGTAGGGTCAGAGCCTTGAAGGTAGAAGCCGTATTTAGGACCATTGGTGCACATCCACTTAAGCATCTTAGGGTGTGCCGAAAGGCTTTCAATCTTGCCCTTGATCTCTACACCAAGGTCAATAGCAAGACCCCATCCGTGATTTGACTTGCCGGGAGTTGAGCAGGGGGCCATGCCGGGCTTGAGGTACCAAGTAGCACCTTCATAGGTACGGGTTACTTGTGGCTTGCGACCTTTGTCTTCTTTGGAGTAACGCTCAAGAAACAATTTTAATGCTGGCTCAAGTGGGCGGTAGTCACCAATGTTCTTAAGTTCAATACCAGCGGCTAAAGCAGCGTCGTACATGGCATTGAAAGACTTAGCGGCGGTAATCCACATTTGACCACCACATTTTACTTTTGCAAGTAAAGCGGCATCCATTTTACCGTTAGGCACTTTTGCAAGTGAGGGGGGCATGACCAGTTTGATGTAAGGATATTCCATGCACCCAGTTTAGCGCAGTTCGTACCAGCCAGCGCCCCACAAAGACAACAACCGATTGAAGTATTTGTCATACATCATGGCAACCGTATCTAAACCGTATCGTTCCTTGGCGTACTTACTAATGGCTTTACGGTCAAGGGTTTTGACGTTCTCAGCGGCATCCACAAACTCTTGCAGAGAATGGCACCTAAAACCCGTTACGCCGTCAATGACCGTTTCCGTGAATGCACCCCAGTCGGTAGATATAACTGGGGAGCCACATGCCATAGCCTCAATAGCAACAGTGCCAAAAGGCTCAACATAAAGAGTTGGGGTAAATGTGGCGATAGCACCACCCATTAACTTGGCCCGCTCCTCTGTACCCACCACACCGACGTATTCACCGTATTCTGGGGGAATGCCCTGCCCAGCGATGATTAGGCGCTTACCGAGCAATTTACATACGTCTACGGCAATCTGGTACCCCTTACGGTCAATCAGACGACCAATGTACAAATAGTAGTCATCAGATGTTTCCTGTAGCGGGAAGTCTTTAACGTCAATGTAACTTGGGATTACGGTGTCAAAGAACTTGCCGTCAAGGGCGTGGGGGTCAGTTACCTTAGATCCATAGCAGGAGTGCATCCACGCATAAGACTCAAACACTTTGTAGTCTGCAAATGAACCACCATACCCAATACCAAACTCTACGCTGAGCGCTTGAGGGAATGCGTCTGCAATAGGTTTAGAAGCATAACCTGTAATTAGGCAAATAAAGTCTTGTTGTTCAAGGCGTTTGCCAATCTCCCTAATCGCATTACCATTAAATGTCTGCCAGTGAGGAAGATTCCAGTCAAAAGAAGCCGCTGAGTAATGGTTACTACCAACTGCCTCTAAACGCTGTTCTTCAGTAATGCACGTAATCCATTCGTCACATGGCGCTTCATTGGATGAGCCTGCGTACAAGTACACAGTGTGCCCAAGGCTCTTCATCATGATGCAGAACTTACGGACTTTCTCTGTGTAGGCACAGGCCGTGAATTCTTCTGTTGTATTTGTGTGGGGAAGGCTAACTACGTGAAAACGCACTTAGAACCACCAGAAGTGTTTAAGGATTGAAAGTGATGCAAGTACAACCCAAGCGCAGTTAAACAAAATGATTGTTGGAAGTGTTTTACGGGTTGAAGTCCAAATAAGAGCAACGCTTGAGATAATGGCAAAGATGTAGAGCCACCAGAATTGTTTGCCAAGAAGTAGACCGGGAAAGATAATTGCAATCTTGGTAGCAAATCCCCACGCCTCTACTGTGTTTACCTTGTTCCAGTACTTCTTGGAACTCATGGTCTTGACAGCGTTAAATACCTTGTTGTCCATTTTTGGTTTCTTAATAAACGGTTTGTAAGTTTCCCCAAGTAAGGGGGATAAGTCTTCCATTAAAAGCGTTCCTCAAGTTTTTTAAGTGGGTACTGGTCCATCTTTGCAGAGAACCATTCCTTCATAGCATTTGAAATGTTTGGAAACTCGGTAGGGCGTGTTCTAGCATTTAGGTCACCCTTGAGATATCTAAACACATGCATGTCTGGCATGTTCTCTATTTCTTGATACAACTCTGACGGCATCTCCATGACTTCAAAGAAGCGTTTGGAGTGGGTTGCAATTGCTTGGGTATTGTTCCAAGGCTCTTCGGTAACTTTTGACCATTCATATGTCAAGCGGAGCCACTCTCCAAGGCTCTTTGCCAACCATGTCTGTGTCTCCATAGGTGGATTATGCGTTTCCATCTCTGGTGCAGGTGTACCTAAGTTGCCAAACACCCCGTCCTCTTTGTACAACTCAAAGTACATTACAAAGAAATCAGGAGCAGCGTCTATTAATTCTTTGTTATTGCCTACGTTTGGTAGGGCAAACCATGTTGCACCAAAGTGTGTCTTTGTTTCTGGGTTCCATGCAAACCCTACTGGCGCATAGTTCAAGTTGTCACAACGACCAGCCTGAGCAGCAAACTTGCTTTCGTCTACAAAAACAGCCCGTGCAAGAGCAAACAATCCATGATTGTTGACATCAAAAGGTTTAAAAACTTTAGTCTCTTTAAAAGAATCGCTTACCATTTTTTAATTTACTCCAAAAACTAGACTGTTCTTCCTCTTCAATTCTATCGTCAACAACTTTTACGTATCGCCTGTATGGGGCGGCAGTACCAATCGCAGGGATTGGTTGCAGCGGAGAATCCCCAAAACCTCTTCCAGATGAGAGTAAGTAATCATCCGTTGTACCCGTCACTATCTTTTCAAAATCTTTATTCCTTTTTATAGGAATAAGGTGAGCAATTGGCGTGCCGTACTTAATGTTAAAAGAGTTACCAGTAGTAATATTCAACACTACATTCATTGTGTGGTACACATCAGTATGCACAATGCTTGGGACTATCGTGTAGTTGGGATTTGGGTCAAATAGTGGAGGAAGTATCAAAGTAGACCATCCCGGAGCGGTACGCACCATGAACGGGTTTACTAATTTTGGGTAACCTGCGTCTTCTATTTCCCGAACGCTGGTCATAGGGCATTTACCAGTGGACTCAAAAGTAAATGGTTCATTTGAAAAGAAATTGCCAAAGGGCAGGTTTTCCATTTCAACACTCCACTTCAACTCTATATTTGGGTTGGGTGTGAAGTAAGCGTTTGACCAGAAGGGAAGCGTTGCCCCAAGAGACAAGTAGTCTAATGTCCCAGCACATCTGCGAATAGACCCTTGTTGTTTTGATGAGTTTTTAAACCAGTCCGGCAACGTCTTATGGGTATTTATGTAAGGGGATGCCTCTAGTAAACGCTCATCCCTTGGCATGATGAGTAGTTCACCTTCTTTTGGTTGATAAACATTTTTGTATAATCTGTGTTTTTTCTTAGTCATACCTAGTTAAGTTTCTAAGAGATTCCGCATGATCTACCAATTCGTGGTTATTGCGTCCTGAGGATTTATCATACATATCTTTTTTAACAATATTACGAATACCTAGACGATCTATTGCTCTAGTTGTAGATTGTATGTTAAGCACATTTTGTCCTTGTGCAACATGTATAAAATGACCAGACGAGAACAACCCGTAAAAACTACCAAAGTCGTCGTAACGCATAGGTGGTCTTTCAGACCACAAATCAAGCATTTCTTGTAGTGTGTCGTTTATTGGCATTTCCGATACTGCTTGCCAAAATGGTGTGTCTCGCCTATCACTGATGTAATGAAGACGAATCATTGTCAGCAAGTTATCCATAACACTGGACATCGCTTTGTTGTATTGCTTTTGTGAGTGCTTATAAGTAGGAGTATAACTTGCTAAATAAGGAATTAAAGCCTTTATTTGTTGGATAGTACTGCCAATGGATGT